GCGTAGGCGGCAGGAGCCTCAGCGGCAGGAGCTGCAGCGGCAGGAGCCTCAGCGGCAGGAGCCTCAGCGGCAGGGGCCTCAGCGGCTTCAACGGGCTTAGCCTCAGTGGCTTCAGCTTTAGTCTTGGTGCTCATTTGTGTTCTCCTTCTCCAGGGACACCGCCAGCCGCTCTAGCTTCTGTGACCGTAGGGGGCGCGAGGATCGCTCGACCCCCAGGCCATCAGTAAAAAGATCGGGACGGGTATTCCTCATATATGAGGCAATTATAGCAGCATCCGGGTTTTTTACACCCGCTTTTACCGCCTCACGACGCGCAGCCAAATATGCGCTATACATGTCATCAGGCTTATACCCCGGCAGGCCCTTGTGCTCCCAATCCGGCACAATCCTGCAGTTACACAGGTCATGGAACTCATGCCCCGCGCCGCCAGCAAGATCTTTAGAGTGGTACACCCACCCGCGCGAAGCCAGCATAGTGCAAAAAGCGCAAGTTTTACCCACTGGGACGCGCGCGAATCGCGGTGCGCTAGGGTCTAGGTCCGCAGCCCGCAGCACAGACCGACGCGCACCCAACTGGATCTCACGACTAATCGCACCCGCCACAGTACGAATAGCCCTAGCCGGGTCATCACGACCCATACCAGCCACATAGCGGCTCAGGCGCTCCACACGCTCCACAGACCCTGCAGGCACAATTGCCTCAGGCGTATAGGCGATACGGTAGGCAGGCCGCAAAGCCTGATACCAATCCAGTGCACCCTGGGTCATGGCCCCACCATACGTATCCACCAGCTGAGACAAAAACCTGGTCAGCTCCTCACGCGCCAGAGGCACGTCAGAAAAATTCAGGCCCTGAAACAACACCGCCAACTGATCCTCAGCACCCGTCAGGACAGCCCGCACCATGTCGTCATACGCCTCAACCTCAGCCAGTGACGTCATGCTGTACCAGCCTCACCGCGAGCGCCACGCAGAATCGCGTCAAGATTATCCCGGCCCCGGCTCTGCTCCACCTGGGCACGAATACGCGCGATCTGCTGACGCGTATAGCCCAGCTCCTCCAGAGCCACATCAGTCTTACCGAGCTCCGGGATAGCCTGAATCTGCTTAATCATCGCATCCGATTGCGAGACGATAGACGGCCTGGCCGGGTTACGCCAATGCGTCGAGATACGGGCCGCATCATCCGGCAGCCAACCATCACGCAACATAAGAATATTGCGGTACACGCGGTTCAGCGCGTAGCTGTTTGCGTCGTTAAAATCGCTGGCTTCAGTCACCAGCTCCTCACGCGCCGCATAGATCGCATCCGCGGACGAGGGATTATCCTGCACGATGCCCAGCGAGCCGACCGGCAGGGACAGCGCGCCGGCCAGCTCCTGCGCCAATTCACGCAACTGATCCACATACGGCTGCATGGATTGCTGTGGGATTGTATCCACCTCGGGAATATCCCCATCCTCATCCCTAGACAGGCCCTTCACAGACCCCAGCTGCCAGCTCCAAGAGCGCTTAATCTTGTCAAACGTGGCTTCGTCCACGCCACGCAGCAGCAGGCCGGGCGCGGTAAACAGCTCAGACGACAGGTCCATACGCATAGACGCGCGCACCGCGCGATCCACAATCGACAACACGCCATCAGTCAGCCGCGAGCGCCCCAGCGGACGGTCAAGGTTACCCCGATACACAAGCGCCTCCATGGGCGTGCGGTTCAGGTGGTGCTCGACATGGCCAGTCACAAACCAACCCTGAGAGCCAAGCGGGGCCATGCTCACCATGACCTGCGGAGTCAGCAAAATAAGCTCAATGGGCCTACCCAAGTAATCCACATCATTGATCAGGAGCCCGGCGCTAATACCACGGCGGCGGCGATCCCACAGGGCAGCCGCCGTCATGGCTGAATAAGGCAACACCAGTACAGGAGGGTCACCAGCCGACACGTCACCCGGCAGGGTAGCCAGGAAAGCCACCCCATGGGTAGCCGCGCTAGCGATAGCCTGGCCTATTTCCGTGGCAAAGCGATTTTCTTCCAAAATCGAGGAAAGCCCGTAAGGGTCTTCAGACCCGTCTGGAGCCACCACACCATCCCAATGACACCGGGAGGTCAAAGAAAACACCGCTTTTTCTGGCCACGTAGACACAATATGTAAGTCACGGGCGATTTCGCGCGGAAGCGCAATATTTAACGACTCTACAAAAACCTTGCAGTCCAAATAAGACTGCCGCCTGGCGTTACCCGGGTACCTGGCCTGCCAGGTGTTGACCAGGGTGTTAAGCGTCGCCTGTAGATCGTCAGGCAGGCCCGCCACACTAGGCGCGGTAAACAATTGCGGACCCATACCCGCAATCAGCCGCAAATCTGCATTAGTGCTCATACTAGAGCCTCCTGCCTCCGATTAGGACGACGACGTGTAGTCCGCGCCATCCACAACGCGACACTTACCGCTTCCAGAGGCACCTCGTCACCCTCCCCAGCCGTCGAGTGCCAGCCCCAGGCACCGTCCGCCGTACGAATTTTCTTATCTGACACCCCCACAGACGCATCCAGGGGATCACTACTAGCATTATACCCGCCAGGGTGCGAAACCGTACGGCCCCGCACGGCGTTCAGGAAGCCACTACAGGCCGTAAAATACTCCTGGTTATCCAAGATGCGCAGGTAGTTGCGCGGCGGCTTCATAGCGCGCAAATCCTGCTGCAAAGCCAGGGCACCCGACCTGCCAGACACACCCACCGCCGAATAGCGAGACCGACGCTCATACAGCCAATCAGCCAGCGCCGCGCTACTCATAGACGAAAAATCGCCGCTATCCAGGCCGATCAGCTCTACGTGCGACAGGCCAGACTTTCGGTCGTGCAACGCGCCGGCCACCGCAGCGCGCCGCCCATCCTTCGAAAAAGCCACGCCCAGCGCACGCACTGCCTTGTCACCGGTCAGCTCAGGAGGCAGATTCATTACCCCAGTCGCCTCCCAATCATCCAGACTAATCAGGCGGCGGGTAGCATCATCCGAAGCCCACCAGCCCAAGCGCTCGCGGGCAAAACCATCGTCAGAATACCGCTTGCGCTCCGCCTCGATAACCTCCAACCGCAAGCGGCCAGACATAACCGCCGGGTTAGTGCGCACCCACAGGTCGGGGTCATCCAAATCGATATCAGCCAGCGAGCGCGGCTGGCCAGGCGGGGACCACTCATCCCAGCATGTACGCATAGACTCACCCGACAGCGCGTCACGACGCACACGCGAAAACACCTCGCCCTCAGCAGACGGACCAGGCGGAGTACCTGTATAGATCCACTGGGGGTCGCCCAGCGGGGCCGCCGACGTGGTAGGCAAAAGGGCTTCCAGCGCCTCATCAGTCAGCTGCTGAGCCTCATCCATCACCAGCACGTCAACAGTAAAGCCGCGAGTACTATTCTTTGATCTAGCCGCGATCTCAATAGAACCGCCGTTTTTGAGGTAAATAGCCTCCTGCCCGTTGACGTTACGGACAGTCTTAACAAGAGCATTCAGCTCAGGGAATTTAGCGCCGGGATCATTGGCTTTCTGGCCAAAAAAATATTTTAAGCGGCGGAAATGCTTCTGGGCTGTCTTAACCTCATGGGCAGTGTGCAGGATCTGCTCACCACGACCAATCGAGCCAAAAAGCTCACGAATCTCCAGCGCAGCGTTCTTGCCATTCTGACGCGGCACTGCCAAACCGCACGTCATGTTAGCCCAGTTATCCCCGGCAGTCGCCAGCCAATTATCGAGCACCCATGTCTGCCAGGGGTCAGGAGTCAGCCCATAATCAGCAGCCAGAGACGCAGCCAAATCCCCCAGCGAATCAATCGCGGGGGACGCAACAGCCACGACAGGCCGCTGAGAAGCTTCCAGCGCCTCCTGGCTAGGATGCAGACCGTGTGTCACGCTTACGCATCCTAGCCTGGAAAATAGAAACCGCCGTCGCCCCATCTTCCACAGGGGCGGGAGCGGTGGTAGAGCCCGGATTCTCCAGCTCATACAGATCGCGGGACAGCCGGTTAGCTGTATTCAGTAGAGCCGACACTGCCTCAGGCTTAGCCTGCCCGATAGTCTCCCAGGTGACAACCAGGAGCTGACGCAGCTCGTCTATGCGGTCGTGCTTTTCGGCCATGTCAGATCAGCCCCACTGCGTCAGTAGGGAGTATCTCCTTAATACCAGAAGCCAGCATGTTGACAGCCATCCTGTCGGTAACCTCCACGCCGGGCGCAATATAGGCGCGCAGCGCGCCATCAATGGCGCGATTACGGTTAGTCACTGTGATCTGCTTGGGGGTGCGCAGGTAGAGGCGCGCATTACGTTTGCGGTCCTCCAGGTATTCCGCCCGGTGCAGGCAGTGGGTGCGGTATACGCGGTCATACTGCCCCACAAAAGGCTGGAATACGCGACGCAACATGTCGCGATCTGGGAAGATCACAACGCTGTGCTCAAAATCGGGGGTCTCGCTGAGCATTTCGAGTAGGTCAATATCGGGCATACGCTCATTGTAGCAGGGCGCGGTAGTCTTAGCGCTAGTGGTTTAGCGCCATAGATAGTTGAATCTTAAACCGGGGAGGTATTTCGCTTGGGCCTCTGGGGGTGCCCAAGGGTGGGGGTGGGGTATACCGCCCCATGTCAAGGGACCAGCGCTGCTTAGGCGAGTGGTGTTAGACACAATACCTCCTCATTTGGTCAACCAAACAGACGATTAATCAACCACGCGATAACCCACCCCAGGGCAAAGCAAGTAAAGGCAGCTCACCATGATATCCCTCCTACCGTGTGCGGGGTGGTCGGCGTAGGGAGGCGGTTGGGAATGGGTTTAGCGCCGCGACGCTGGTTGCACTCGCGGCAGACCACACGGGCGTTATCCAGCCGATTGCGCCCACCTAGCGCCGCAGGAACTATATGGTCCGGCTCTGGGCTGAGTGGCTGTAGCGTGGTGCCCCATGCTAGTGGCCTGCCGCAGTCGGGGCAGTGGACCAACCCGTTTGTTTGGGCTAGGTGGAGTACGCGGTGGCGCCAGCGTTTGTGGCTGGCTGTGCCGGTGCGGCTGGTGGTCATGGAAGGATCATAGCATAACGCATATGTTGTTTGCTTTTGTTGGTCTGTGTTCGTTTCTGGTGTAACGAGAATCATTCCCGTTACACTTGTTACAAGCTCTTGTTACAACGGTTTTTGCCTGTAATTGCAACGTTTCTGGCCTGTGTTGTAACGATGTAACAGAAATTTCCTATATACCAACTTTATAGAAGAATTCTCCTTGATGCGCTGTACTAGAGAATTCTTCCTTATATAAAAGTTTATTTATAGGGATCTTGTTACAGCTTTTTTGGGGTTTTCCGCAGAATTTCAACGCTTTTGGGTGTAACAAGACCTTGTAACAAGACCTGTGGAGGGTGTTACAACGCTGTAACAAGGGGTGTAACAAGGCCGCGAGCGCGATTTTGTATAAGAAGTTGACCCTTTAAGTTGTTTACCTTTTAGCTTGAGCCTGCCCTTTGGTGTGTGGTTGGGGTCACTGTGGTGCGTGCAACAGTTAGGTTTTTCCGAACGGTTGCACCCCGCGCTATGTATACGCTATACTATTCATGTCGCTAGAGAACAGCGACCACCACACGCTACTGATTGGAGCCAGCCATGATTTCCTACCGCTTTCAGGACATGGACCGTGACCTCGACCGCCTGCTGGAGCCCGAGCAACAGTACTCCTACCCGTGGGACCTGAGCCTAGAGGACACTGACGCTGTGCGTCACGGGATCAGTGCCTGCGCCTCCCTAAGCGATTTGGCTGCGTATGTGGCTACTACTGCTCTTCAGGCTCAGGTCCCGGGTGTGTGCATCCTGGAGGGCCCCGAGAGCGGGGATGAGCCCTTGGACGGGGACAAGGGCGAGATTCTGGTTCTACCTACCTCCGCGCGTTGGATTGAGGGCGAGCTGGTGGAAAAGTTCTTTGAGGTCGTCGCTACCCTGTGCGATCTGTACTGGGATGAGCAGTGGGGCTTCAATGAAGTGCGTGAGTACGCCGAGGAACTGCTGCCCCTGTGAGGGACAGCAACCACAACAACACTGAAAGGACAACATCATGATTGCCTACTGTTTTCAGCCTACCTACCGTACCCTCGACACCATGTTTGACCCGCAGCTGCTGTACCCCGAGAACCCGAACTTAGCCGACCTTGATAGCAGGCGTCGCACTGTCGGTGCTTATGCTTCCCTGAGTGATCTGGCTGCCTCTGTGGCCTGTGATGCTGTCAAGCCGATTCATTCGAGGCCGTGCGTCCTGGAGGGCTCCGAGGGCAGCGATGAGGGTATTTATAGCTCTTGGGGTGAGATTCTGGTCGCGCCTACCTCTGCGCGCTGGCTGGATGCTGAGCTGGAGAAAAAGTTTTTCAGGGCTGTTGATGCTTTGTTTGATCTGTATTGGCTTGAGGGTTGGACCTGGGATCAGTTGCGTGAGTATGCGCGGGAGCTCCTGTGAGGAATTGTGAGGCTAGCCGTGAGACTCTGGCTAGCACTCACTCTAGGGCCCGATACATCCCCTGCAGCGGCGCAGGGGATGTATCGTTGTCGGTATGAGTACTGATGCGCCGCGTGAGCGGGATGTAGAGGCGCTGCTGCGTCGGCAGGTGACTGACGCTGGCGGGCTGTGCGTGAAGCTTGCTCCTACGGAGGCGGGTGTGCCGGATCGACTGGTGGTGTGGGAGGGCCGTATCTGGCTGGTGGAGCTCAAGCGTGCGGATGGGCGTTTGCGGCCTGTGCAGGTGGGTTGGCATGATCGTGCGGCGGCTGCTGGTGTGGATGTGGTTGTGCTGTATGGGGTGCGGGGTGTGCGTGAGTGGCTGGAGGAGCTGGGCGTGTGGGATCGGTACGCACCTACGGGTGATGTGTGTGTGCGTGATTTGTGTGATAGCCTAGAGTGTGATTGAGCACACACTGTTTAGGGTAGCGCTTTTGAATCCATGTGCGCTATACTATTTATGTCGCCAAGGAAAACAGCGACCACACCGCAACACAAACCGAAAGGACAAGAACCATGGGCTACAACGTTATCAACGGCGTAATCGACACCGAGGAAGAGCTCCGCGAGTGCCAGACCCTCACCAACGACTTCTACATCTACAGCTCCTGGCTTGAGGTAACCGAGGGTCTGCGCGCCGCCATGAACGGCTACTCCTCCAACTTCGACATTGAGGCTATCGCTGATGAGGCTTTCGCCTGGTACCGCGCTTTCGACCCGGAAACCGGCGCCGAGCACCGCAGCGAGCAGGGCTACGTGCAGATCGTGGATGAAGACGAGCTGTGGGACATCGCCGCTAAGCACGACACCGACAGTGGCGACGGTGACGCGGCCTGATAGACACCTAGCCCCCGCGTCCCAACCCTAAGACGCGGGGGCTACCAACACCTATTCAACCGAAAGGAATTACTAGGAGTATACCATGAGCACCCAACACGAGCTAGTAGTAGATCTAGACAAAAACAGCATTACCCTTAACGGCATGTACCTGGGGAACAACCGCAACGTTGAGGTCCAGTTCGATCACACGCCTTGGGATGGTGGTAGCGCTACGATCACGCTGCACCAGGTGGCCCTGACTGTCATCGCTGAGGGCCGTACCCACCTAGGTGAGGCGCTAGGAGCACAGAAAGGCGGCGAGGAGTCATGAGCGGTAAGCACGTCTACGCTCGCCCCCACGATGTGGTGATTGATGGCGAGAGCGGCATGGTCCTGGTGGATGAGTTTGAGCTGTGCTGTGATCAGGCTGCGGTTGTCAACGCCTCTGATCGAGCGGGGCGCCTGATTGTGGAGCTGCGTCTAGTGGCTGACAGTGTCACCACTCTGCTGCCTTTGCTGCCTGCGGATGGGGTGAGGGAGCTATGAGCGCGCTGGAGGATTCTTACCTTGAGTTTCCGGACCTGGTGATAGATCAGGTTAGGGGCGTAGCTCGTCTAGGGTCTCAACTGATCCGGCTATGCCCATACCCGGCAGGTAGCCTGCCATGTGTGGTGGTGGATGGGATGACGTTGGTGACTCTGACCGTCCCTGTGAGGTCTGTCGAGTGGATCAACAACGGCGGCCGCCATGTCAGTGAGGAGCCCCGGTGAAGCTCCACGCCTATCAGGAGGCCGCCGTGGCGCATCTGCGTGAGCACGATAGGGCTGCCCTGTGGCTGGACATGGGGCTGGGTAAGACGGCTACTGTGCTGTCTGCCCTGGAGCCCAGGCACCTGCCGGCGCTGGTGACTGCTCCGGCTCGTGTGGTGCGGGACGTGTGGCCCCAGGAGGCTGCTACGTGGCGGCCTGACCTGCGGGTGATACCCGTGGTGGGTACACCGGCGCAGCGGGCACGAGCCTGGGCCACACCCGCCGACGTCTACTGTGTCTCTCACCAGCTGCTGGGTGAGGCTGACCGGCGCCACACCTGGCACACGCTGGTCATTGATGAGGCCAGTGGCTTCAAGAATCGTCAGTCGAGGCGGTGGAAGCGCGCGCGGCTATTGTCTCGCCGCCCTGGCTGTGCGCACGTGTGGGAGATGACGGGTACGCCCAGCCCTAACGGCCTCCTCGACCTATGGTCACAGGTCTACCTGCTGGATCAGGGGCAGCGGCTGGGGGCCACTCTCACCCAGTACCGCGAGCGCTATTTTGTCCCTACTGGGCAGCTGCGTTCGGGTGTGATTACAGGCTGGGCTCCCAGGTTGGGGGCGCCAGAACGGATTCACGCGCTACTGGAGGATATCGTGCTGTCCATGAGTGCCAGTGGCCGCCTGGACCTGCCTAGCATCTCCTACAACATAATTGATGTGAATCTGCCAGCGGGTGTACGGCGCATCTACAAGCAAATGGCTAATACCCTGGTGGCTGACCTGTCTCTAGTGGGTGGGGTGGTGCACACGGCTGCGTCTGCTGCTGTGGCCAGCAACCGACTCTCTCAGATCAGTGCGGGCATCCTCTACGATGACCAGGGAGGCGGCTACGACATCCTACACAAGGCCAAGATCAACGCTCTCGCAGAGCTGTGCACCTATGCGTCTAGCCCGGTTCTGGTGTTTTACCGGTATCGGGCTGAGCGGGAGCTGATCGAGGCTGCCCTGCCTGAGGCTGTGCATATTGACCGTCCTGGGTCAGTGCAGGCATGGAATCGTGGTGAGATCCCTGTTCTGTTGGCTCATCCTGCGAGCGCGGGGCATGGCCTGAATCTTCAGCGGGGTGGGCATACTATTGTGTGGACTAGCCTGCCCTGGTCGCTGGAGCAGTGGCAGCAGGCTAACAAGCGGCTGTTGAGGCAGGGGCAGGATCACCCGGTGGTGGTGCACATCCTGGAGGGTCGGGGCACGATTGATGCCCAGATCCGTCGCGTACTGGATAAGAAAGCTGATGTTCAGTCGGCGTTACTAGCACATTTGGAGAGCGTGGCATGACTACTACTACTACGGGGTTGGTGTTGGCGCTCGCGGTGGCACCCTCCGTATCCTCGCGCCGCTGGACCCCAGTGACCATGTCATGGCGTGACCTGCTGGAGCGTGCAGCCCACCCTGAGGACCACAAGGACTGCGGTGGCTATGTGGCAGGGAGGCTGCGTGGCACCACCAGGCGTAAGGGCGAGGTGGAGTACCGCAGCATGGTGACACTGGACGCGGATAGCGCTAGTGAGGGTCTACCGGCTGCCGTGGGCGCCCTGGGCCTAACATGTCTGGTGCACTCCACCTACTCCCACACACCCACGCATCCGCGCTATCGCGTGATTGTCCCGATCCAGGGGCGCGGCTTGAGCGAGGCTGAGTACCCTAGGGTGGTGAAGGGACTCATGCAGCGGCTGGGTGTGGCTCAGTTTGACCCAGGTAGCATCCAGCCTGAGCGGCTCATGTTTTGGCCCGCCACGAGCGACCCGGCCACCTATGAGCACATGGAATTTGTGGGTGAGTGGGCTACCGCTGAGGGCTTGCTGCGGGAGTTTGGTGGGTTGGGGCCTGAGCCTCCCCACATGCCCGGCGCTAAGCGTGACCCCTACCAGCTGCCTGGTGTGCCCGGCGCGTTCAACCGCCTATACGACATGGCTAGGGCTGTTGAGGTGTTTAGGCTGCCCTACGACCAGGTGGGTGAGAGTCGCTGGCATTATTCGCCGTCTAGTAGTGAGGGTGGGGTGCTGGTGTACCCGGATGGGCGGGTCTACTCTAACCACGCGTCTGACCCGGCCTATGGTATGGCTCTGTCCATGTTTGACCTGGTGGCTATCCACATGTTTGCGGCGGATGATGCTGGTGTGGCGCCTGGCTGTGCGCCTGCGGATCGTCCTTCAATCCAGCATGCGTTGCGTGAGTTTGCTGGGCGCCGTGAGATTGTGGAGGAGCTGGCGCGCGCTGATTTTGTGGGCGCGTCGGGTGAGGTGGAGCTGCCTGAGTGGCAGCTGGAGCTGACCCGCAGCCCCAAAACCGGCAAAGTCATCGATGACGTGCATAACTGGGACCTGCTACGTAAGCATGACCCGGTGCTGCGGTCCATGGCGCGTAACCTCATGACCCAGTGCGTCACCACACGCAAGGATTTACCCTGGCGGCGTGTCACGGCGGGCAAGGACGACGCTATCACCATGGCTGATAGGGCTGAGATTAGCGCGCACCTGCAGCGCGCCTATGGTATGCCTCGCCCTGGCATGGACCTGCTCAACGGGATCTTGGAGGCTGAGGCACAGCTACGCCAGTACCACCCGGTAGAGGAGTACCTGGAGTCACTAGAGTGGGATGGGGTTTCGCGTGTTGAGACATGCCTACCAGGTGTGGATGACACGCCCTATACCCGCCGTATAGCGCGTTTGTGCCTGGTGCAGGCTGTGGCCCGCATTTACGAGCCCGGCGTTAAAGTGGATAACTGCCTGATCCTGGTGGGCGGCCAGGGCCTGGGTAAAACCTGGTGGGTAGACAGGATGTCTCGCGGCTGGACATGCTCCCTAGGCCCAATCGGCGACAAAGACACGATCATGGCCATGACACGTAGCTGGATCGTGGTAGCCGATGAAGGCTTCGCCATGAAGAAAGCCGACAACGACCAGCTCAAGCAGTTCATCACGCAGCGTCAGGATGTTATCCGCCTGCCATATGACAGGCAGGAGACTACGCTACTGCGCCGTAGCGTGATCTGGGGTACCACTAATGACCCGGTGTTTTTACGCAGCCAGGAGGGAAATCGCCGTTTCCTGATTGCGCATGTGGTCCGTAAGGCCGATTTTGACCTGTATACGGATGAGTATGTGGATCAACTCTGGGCTGAGGCTGTGGCGCTCTATAGGGCTGGTGACCGGCTGTTCCTGGATGATGCTGAGGAGGCTATGGCTGAGACTGTGCGTGCCGCCTCGACTGAGGAGGATAGCCTGACTGGCCTGATTCAGGCGTATCTGGACACTCTGGTGCCCGAGGATTGGGACAGTCTGCGCCCAGAATCTAAACGCGCCTGGCTGATGGACGCGGAACAGGGTAGAGTAGTAGGTACTCACCAGATGATGATGGTGTGCTCGCTTGAGATTTGGGAGGTAGCCCTGGGTAATCGCCGGGGTGACCACTCTAGGACTGACATCCTGCAGATCACTAGCGCCCTTAAGGGTCTGCCTGGTTGGTCTGGGCCGGGTCCAAGGCCGCTGCGCACGCCCTTCTATGGTGTGCAGCGTGTGTTTAGGCGTATCAGCAACTGAAAGGAGAACACAAAATGCTGATCACTATGTCAATCACGGTTGAAGAGGCTGATGAGGCGGAGGCGCGGCGCGTGGCTGCTGCCCTAGCTGCCGCGCTAGCCCCCGCTAAGCCGGAGGCCAAGCCCGCTGAGGCTCCTAAGGCCGCTAAGCCGGACGCCAAGCCCGCT